TGTTAAAGACAATAGGAGATTTGAAAACAAATTATGGGGATTACATGATTACGGAGCCGATTGACTGTAATGAGGAACTGAAACGTGTTCCGGGAGCGGATTATGAACTTTGTACGGCGTTGCTGACAATGCTGCTGAGAGAAGATCATTTTTCCAATGGTTCTTTTGAACGGAGATTTGCTGACGGGCAGGTGCTTCCTGTTCTGGTGAGGATGAAGGATGTTTTGAGTGCAGGAGTGTGATTTTATGAAAGTCGGGGATACTGCATATATTGTGGAATCAAACAGGTATGTGAGAGAAGTGGAGATCCGCAGGTGTTCCGGCGGGATGTTCCTGGTACGTTTTACAGATACGGGCGGCGGAATACAGGTGAAGGCTCACAGGCTGTTTGCAACGAGGGAAGAAGCTGAAAAGAGTATTGAGAAGGCACCAGAGACAAAGAGGGTGCGTGGGAATCCGTATGACCGATGGTATTGAACGGATGATAAAGTAAATAAATGATCAGGGGAAACCTGTTGCTGTTTGCGGAGAAATCTGTGGATGGCAGCGGGTTTATTTTTTTGTCCGGAAAGTCAAAAAATCAGGGACCAGGACTCCTTGGAACAGTAGGAGGTGGTTTTTGGCTATGGGAAAAATTGAACTGATCGATACCGGCAGACTGACGGAGAAACAGGCCAGGCTAAACATGGAAAAGTGTGCAGAGTTTCTGGCAAGAATGATCCAGAAGTACGGGGATGTGGTTCTGGGGGAGATTGAGGAGAGAAATGCACAGCTGCAGGGAAAGTGATCGAGTGTGCCGGTGGTCTTTTGGGGCTGCCGGTCTTTTTGCGCTATGGAAACCGCATAGGAGAAGGTGGATTTTGGGGCAGTTTTTTTGGTCGTTCTGCGAGTTGGCACAGACTGGTGATTCCGATATATTTTATGTACGGCAACCGTATGACGATGGGCAACCGAAATGAGGTGAAGATTTGAGAAAGAAATGTTACATATATACCCGTGTTTCTACAGCGGCTCAGACAGAGGGATACAGTCTGGAAGCACAGACAGAGCGGCTTCGGAAGTATGCGGACTATAAAGAAATGGAAGTGGTCAGGGAATACTGTGATGTAGGCAGATCTGGAATGAGCATCAAGGGCAGACCGGCTTTTATGGAAATGATGGATGATATTTCCTGTGAGAAAGATGAGATCTCCTGTGTTCTGGTGTTTAAGTTATCCCGCTTTGGAAGGAATGCGGCGGATATTTTGAAGTCTGTGCAGCTGTTGATGGATTTTGATGTGGATCTGGTCTGTGTTGAGGATGCCATTGACAGTTCCACGCAGGGCGGACGTCTGACACTTGCTATCCTGTCGGCTGTGGCAGAAATGGAGCATGAGAATATTACAGTCCAGTTCACGACGGCGAGGATGCAGAAGCTGATGAATGGGGGATGGCCGGGCGGCGGCGTGCCGTATGGATATGTGAGTGTGAATAAGGAACTGGTGGTGGTTCCTGAGGCGGCGGATCTGGTGAGGATGATTTATCAGAAGTATCTGGAACCGGATATGATGCTGAATACGGTTGTGGGCTGGATGAATGAGAATGGTTATAAGCGTGTGGTGAAGGGAGAGGATAAGGTTATCACTTCGGATTTTGTTTCTTCGGTGCTGGGAAATCCTATTTATTATGGGATGATCGTATATAATAGGCGGATAAATTCTGAGGAGATTAAAAAGAATCCGAAAGAGGTTATTTCCATCAGGGGCAGACATGAGGCGATTATTCCGGAAGATGTCTGGATGCGGGTACAGGAAAAGCGGAAGAGCTTGAGAAGACCGCAGAAGAAGGTGGATGATCCGGAGCGGATCAGTCTTCTGTCCGGATTGGTGAAGTGTCCGGTGTGCGGAACAGGGCTGGTTACAAAAAAGAATAAACGGAAGAACAGCAATCGTGGCGGCTATTATAAGATTGTTTATTCTTATGGGTGCCGGAATTATCGTAAGAGTGCAGGGCGTGTCTGTGACTGCTGGCGGACATACAATCAGGAGAAACTGGATAAGGCTGTGATGGAGATTGTGGGAAAGGTGACAGAAACAAGGGAGTTCCGTCAGGCAGTTATGGATGTGGTTGGGGACAGGAGTTCGCTGGATGCCTGTGAAGCGGATCTGAAAAGGACCAGAAAGGAACTGCACAGTCAGGAGCATCTGAAATATAAGCTGGGGATGGAACTGGACAATCTGGATATTTTTGCAGAGGACTATGACGGAGAATATGAGGCTGTTCAGGCAAAGATTGACGGGGCTTATGACCAGATCGAATGTCTGGAGGAGAAGATCCGGAAGCTGAAAAAGAAGATGGAGGCTTTGAAGAAAGGGGTTCGTTCTTCTGATAATATACGAAAGATTCTTGATAACTTTGATCTGCTGTTTGAGAGAATGAGCTGTGAGGAACGCAGGGAACTGTGCAGGCAGTTTATTGAGCGGATTGATGTTTTTTCTGAGGAAAGGGAAGATGGCAGGATCCTGAAAAAGATTGTTTTCCGTTTTCCTGTTTATTATGAGAGCGATGGAAAAAGAAAAGTGAATGATGAGCCGGATGAAATGGTGACTTTTGCAGTGGACTGTACGGAGCATCAGGTGACGGCTTCTGAGGCGAAAGCGACTTACGTAGAGATCCGTGCATATGTGAAAGAGAAGTATGGGATGAATATTCCTACATTATATATATAGCGCAGGTGAAACGGAAGTATGGTCTGGATATGGGGAAAGCGTATAACAAACCAGCGAAAAATAAGAATCATGTGCCAGTCTGTCCGGTGGAAAAGGAAAAGGCAATTCTGGATGCTTTGAAGCATTTTCGGATGCTGGATGAGGATGTGGAGTACAGGAAGGAGAGTGCAGAGTGAAGAAAAAATGTTATATTTATATCCGTGTTTTTACGGCAATGCAGGTGGACGGCTACAGTCTGGAGGCACAGAAAGAAAGGCTGATGAAGTTTGCGGAGTTCCAGGAAATGGAAGTGGTCAGGGAATACTGTGATGCTGGTAAATCCGGAAAGAGTATTACGGGCAGACCGGAGTTTCAGAGGATGCTGCAGGATGTGTCCGAGGAACGTGACGGAGTGGCATTTATTCTGGTGTTTAAGCTGTCACGTTTTGGAAGGAATGCAGCAGATGTTTTAAACTCCCTGCAGTTTATCCAGGATTATGGAGTGAATCTGATCTGTGTGGAAGACGGGATTGATTCTTCTAAGGATTCCGGCAAGCTGACCATCACGGTGCTGTCGGCAGTGGCTGAGATTGAAAGGGAGAATATTCTGGTCCAGACAATGGAAGGAAGAAAGCAGAAGGCCAGAGAGGGAAAATGGAATGGCGGACAGGCTCCTTTCGGATATGATCTGGATTCCAAGAATAGCACTCTGGTGGTGAATGAGGAAGAAGCGGAGATTGTGCGGATTATTTATGACAAGTTTGGGCATACGGATATGGGGGCAGATGCTATCTGTAATTATCTGAACCAGAGAGGTTATACGAAGAAAAAGGTCAGGGGGCATGAGCTGAACTATTTTGCCAGAGGACTGATCATGAAGATTTTGGATAATCCGGTTTATACTGGTAAGATTGCTTACGGGAAGAATGTTACGGAGAAGGTGAAGGGAACGAGGGATGAATACCGGCGTGTGAAGACTGATGATTACCTGCTGGCAGATGGACTGCATGAGGCGATTGTGGATGAAGAGATGTGGGAGGCGGCGAGAGAGAAAAGGAAGAGGACGGGGGTTAAGTGGAATAAGACACGTAGTCTTGAACATGAGCATATTTTGTCGGGACTTTTGAAATGTCCGGTGTGTGGTGCTGGAATGGCAGGAACTGTGAGGAGAAGGAAGAATAAGAAATCTGGTGAATATAAGGATGACTTCTATTATAGATGTCAGCACAGGAGAAAGATTGATGAGGAACATTTCTGTGATTTTAAGCCATCACTGAATCAGAATGAGATCAATGCAGAGGTGGAGTGGTTCATCAGAGGGATGATTGCTGATGAAAGGTTTCATGAGTATATTGGAGAAAGATTGCAGGAAAAGGTGGATGTCTCGAAGCTGGAAGAGAAGAGGAACGGGATCAGCTGAAGGGGCAGTTACAGCAGGTTGTCGGGGCGAAGAATAAACTGCTTGTGATGATGGATACTTTGGATGCTGGCGATAAGCATTATGCAAGGAAGTTCCAGGGCATGCAGGACCGTCTGGATAATCTTTACGACAGGATTTCTGGTTTTGAGAATGAGATTGCTGATGTGGAGGAAAAGATTAAGGCAGCGTATGGAAGACAAATTAGTGAAAAACAACTGTACCAAATCCTGCAAAAGTTTGATATACTGTATGCAGAAATGTCAGATATTGAAAAAAAGGAGTTTATGCAGTTGTTTATTGATGCAATTGAGTTATACCCGGAAAAGATGGATGATGGGCGCATCATCAGGCAGATTGATCTGGCATTTCCGGTGTATTATGAAGGTTTTGAAGGCGAAGCAATTCGGTTGCTCAACGAAAACACAGTCGAGATGGTATGTTTATTGTCCAAACTCCACGAAGCGAAGCATCATGTGAATGTGAGACTTGACATGGACGAGATGGATTTAACGGCGGCTGAGAGCAAGGCTACTTATGAGGAGATAAAGAAGTATGTTGCAGAGTATAATGATGGGATGAAGGTATCTAATCTGTATATTGCACAGGTGAAGAGAAAGTGTGGAATTGAATTAGCGGAGAATTTT